GTGTCATTGATGGAGGATACAGTGCCACTTATCTTCTTACCTTCCCTAAATACAGCAACCTGGTCACCCGCCTTAAATGAGACCTCCTCGTCAGCCTCATCAATTTCATTAAGGGTAGACTCAAGCTCATCTGCCATCTTGAAGTCATCAGGTATGCCACCACCTGGACTAGGATCGTCATCAGATTCTGATCCTAATAAATCGTCGCCCGTCTTTTTATTACCCTGACCTAACCTAATTGCACCCGCCGCACTAAACTGAACACCACCTAACGCACCAAGTACGCCAGCATCAAACATACGCTCAAGCTCTTCACCATTAAAAGTAAGCTCCTTACCCTTAGAGTATTTTTCAGCCGCTATGTTTATGAACTCCTGTGCTGACTCAGTCGCACCCTCGACTACCACCCCCTCGGGTAGGTTGTAAAGTAATCGTTTAAGGTATCTAGTCGAAGCTTCATCTCCAATACCAATAATCTTATTAAGTTGAAGTCCCGCAGATAGTAAATCAAGTGAACCCGCAAGCGTACCAAAACCTATGGCGATTGCCTTAGCTTTATCTGGATCAATGTACTCACCGCTAGCTGAGTCCACTTGGGTGTAAGGATAAAGCTCTGTGTATATCTCACCCACACCTAATCCTATTGAGCTAGTACCCAATCCTAACTGCATGCCCGCCATACTAAATGTACGCTTTATCGCTTGTTCGGCAGTCTCGTCACCCTTGCGTTTTACTACATTTTTTAAAGTTTCTTTAAGTCGGCTTTTAACAACTCCCCTACCGACTAAACCACCTACCCCTGCTCCCAATGCAAATGATCCAGCTGCCTCTACCGTTGAAGGAAGGGCTTCACCAAAACCACCTGATAAAAATCTTATGACCTCCGATGGGTTGTCCCATCTTACATCCGATGCACGACTAATTGACGGGTTGTACTCAGATGCTCTTTGTTGTGCTTCTGCCGCACTTTCCATGAGGCTTGATTCAGCATCCTCAAACCCTAATGTTCCTGCAGCTAATCCAAGTCCGCCTAATGCAGTACTCTTCATGCCCTCGTACCCTCGACCTAGACCTTCGGGTATCTCCTTGATTCCACCAATGAAACCTTCTCGCCCTGGCTCTGGGGCATTAACTATATCTAAATACTGATTCTTAAAGCCTTCCCCATATCGTTCACCGACATAATCAAGTCCACCTTCATTCCTCGCCTCCTCTGCCATCTGCAGAAGAAGATCTTTATTAGATACAGTAGAAAGATCTGAGCCTACCGCCTGCAGTCTAGCCCGAATACGAGCGACTGTAGGATTGAAAATGTCATCATCAAGCGTTGCCACACTACCTAGCAATTAAGGCATTAAACTGCGGTGGAGTTACTGCGGTGGACTTACTATCCGCCCCTACATAATCTTGTGGGTACTGACCAGGCTGAACCTGTAGCATACCACCTAAGCCACCTAATGCATCCTGAACCATATTCTTACCGCCGCTCATAGTCTGAAATGCAATATTGTTAAAACCTTTAACTGCGTCACCAATGGGTATCTGTAACCCTGAGTCACCTAAAGGTATGTTAGGTGGAGCGGGAACCTGCTTGTATGCCTCAACCATCGGGTCGCCCTGTCCGTAATTATGAAGTGATGGAAGGATAGATGCAGCAAAACCTTGTGGTGTAGCCTTTAATGGGTTACCCGCAACCAATGCGTTTGTTCCTCCGAATGCCAATGCCTCCTTGGGCGATTCCTTTGCAGTCTCGATCGCAGCTTGCTTAAGTGTATCAAACCCAACCTCTAAGCCTAAATTCTTTTTGTACTCACCAAACTCAGGACTTTCATCTACTGCTTGGTTTGCTGCAGCAAATTGAGCAAGCGCCTCCTGCTTCTCCTCTTCCGTGAAGTTATGTTTGTGTCCTTCTGACATCAGTAAGCTCCCGCCTCTTTCATTTCGTTATGCAATGCTTCAAGCTCATCAAATTCTTCCTGCGTTAAAGCTCTTTGCCCATTTGCAAGCCTGTCCCCGTTTATAGTCTGAAGCATTATTTCCCTCTTCGCCCTTAGGGATTGGTCCTGATAATAATCATATCCGCCTTTTAGTATTGCACCACCACCAATAAGCGCACCCGCTACACCGGCAGTCCTTGCTCCTCCAGGTACTTTAAATTTCTTGCTTGGTGAATCACCATCCACATTAAGATCAGGATTTACTTGCTTGAGACCTTTGCCCTTTTCTGATTTAGCAATTCCCTCAACTGCTTGACGTGCTCTTTCCCTGTAGTCTTTTACTTTATTACCTATGTAAGAGCTTCCGGGGATTTGCTGGAATTGCTGATTTACCGCAGACTCTGCAGTTAGTGAGTTTTTCGGGTAAACTCCTGTTTGAAGACCGTAATTTGCTCCCGTCTTAATTGCTTGCTGAGCACTTGGGGGCATCTTATCAAGTTGCTTTTGAATGGGTGCTTTTGCACGGTCAGATCCTTTTACAAGATCACTTGCAGTAAGTGGGTTTTCATCAAGGTTAACCTTTTTTGAAATGTCAGCATAGTTAGACTGGGTTAAGTTAGGCGCAGCTTTATCTTTTCCCGGAAATGGACTGAACCTTTTCCTTGGTACTGTCTCCCCTTCAGGTGCGGGTATACCAAATTTATTTCTACCTAAAGCTTGATCACCCAAGTATGCTGCTGTCCCTGCCCCCCCTAATAATAATGCAGATTCCAATGGATTGGATATTGCGTCACCAATCATTTCTCCCGCACCCCTGACCACGCCCGACATACCAACAGATTGGTGAGGTGGTAACTCAAGACCGCCCGTAAGTGGATTCGGCCTAATACCAGGCAACTCTTCTACCATTCGGGCTTCTCCGGGAAAGAAGAACTTCCCATTCTGCTCAGTGCCCTGAATTGAGTCCTCAGGATAGTATGTTGCACCCGCTACGCTCGATGGGTCTTGAAGTTTACCTTTTCCTCCAGATATGTCTCCGAGTGCAGCCTCTTTAATCGGGTCAAGTATCCTATTAAGTTGCGTCTCATCCTCTACTGATATTCCGCCATAAGCTACAGCTTTAGACTTCATTAAGTCATACATAGCCGCATTCTCGGCAGTTAGCTCTACCATGATCTTAATGCCATTAGGTAAAGTAACCTCTCGTGCGTTTGATTTAGAAATCATGGATTAAAAGGGACTAAGGTTGGTGAAGGAGCTAGTGCGTTAGGGTTGCCCCCAGAAGGAGGAGGCACAGGAGTTGAAACAGGTCCAAAGCTTCCTGTATCTACACCGAATTTATTTGCTGCTTTATATGCATCTTGTATCCGTTCTGCGTACATTCTTTCTTGCTGCGCATACATTGTATCGCGTAGTGAGCGCATTTCACCCACTGCTTTTTCATCAGCATAAAACAACTGCTTTGCTTTTTCGTATGCTTGAGGATTAATATTTCCCCTAGAATCTGTAATACTAATGTTATACTTAAATGCCTTTGATGCGATAAAGCTTTCCTCAAAATCATCAAGAAACTCATTTCTACCTGTAGTCTTCCACTGATTTGCAGTGTCAAACATATCCTTGATCATTGGGGCTATCGCTTGAGCCTTATCGTTTATGTCAGCCATCTCGAGCTCTTTTATCTCAAAGCTCTTATCGACATTGTATTTCGTCCCCTCCAATTGAAGCCTAGCAATCTTTAGTAACCGAGCATTAGATGCATCGGCTTTTGCCATATCAGCATCAATTTTAGCAAACCCAAGGTCGAGGTTCTCATTAAACTGCCTCCTGTTCTCCCCAATTTCTAATAGGCTAATCTCCCGCTGATTATCAACCTGCTTACCTTTGATATTAACCTCGTCTTGCATGATAAAGGTACGAGCTTTATCAATGTCGTTTTGCATATCCCCAAGGTATCTACGGGTATCATTCTCATCTCCCGCAATCTTTAACTGCGCTTGGATCTGTTCTAAGGATACCCGCTCAGATGACTCAATCTTCTTTTCCTGTACTTCACGATTCTTGTCACCCTCAGATTCAACGGATTCAATTTGCTTATCAGACTCCAATGAGCGCCATACGCGGTCAGCTTCATTATCATCGAGGTCTAACTGTTTAGCTTTCTCCATCCATGCCTGCCTAGTATCAAACTTGCGGGCATCTTCGACTCGATCCTTCTCCTTGTCGGTAAGCTGAATGTTAAGTATTTCCTTCTGCCCTTCAATCCCGCGGTCCTGCATGTCTTCAGCTGAATTAATCCTGGCATACCCCAACTCTTTAGTAAGTGCGTTTTGTGCATCTGCCATTGCCATACGACCCTCTAGGTCGATTTTCTGGCGATCCATGGCATTGTTATCAGCATAGACCTGCTGATCCATTTGCTCTTGGAATCTTTCACGAGCCCGTATGTCTACAGCCGGATCGGATTCAACCATGTTATTAGCACGACCATCTAATCGTTGAGCTACATTAAGTGCATTGCCTTGAAGATACTGAGCTACCTGACCAGGTGCCATGCCTTGACCAGCAGATACACGCATAGGTGTACCTTGTGCTACTTGCCTAGCTCCTGCGTATTGTGCGAGTAATGGATTTTGCTCTGCCATTATGAGAAGATCCCCCTAAGTCCACCGAGCACTTCCTTGCCCTTGTTGATATATCCGGGCGCATCCGCCAAGTAATCAACCCAGTTCTTCTTACCACCACTAGCGGGTGGCGTGTATGGTGTATTTTGAAATATTGTCTGACCTTGAGGTAATGTACCTGTGGCAGTGTATGGAGATACTGACCTCGCAAGTGGACCTTGAGCAGAAAGTGCAGCCTCTCCCATAAGAGCGGGTAGCATTGCTTCTTGCATACCAAGACCAGGAATCATTCCCGTATTGGATAGTTGCTGTGCCATTAAGTCAGAGTACAGACCTTGGTCGGTATCCACGATGCCTTGGTCTAATCCAAGGTTTTGTGCCTCTGCGGTCATTCTTGTATCACCAAACCCTAGTTCAGTATTAGCACGATTAAGCATTGCTTCATCACGATATACATCTGCCATTGCTGGGTTAATATCTCCAAGAGCTTTAAATCGTTCAGACCCAATCTTGGCTCCTGCTAGATCAGCTTCAGTATCCAGGATATTTTCCAACTTCATGGAATTATCAATTCCTGCAGTACCTACCCGATCCGCAAAGTTCATGTTCGATCCACCGATCCTATCAGCATAACCTATATCAGATGCTCCGGTACGACCCGCGTAATCAATCCCTGCCTGCCCCCTTCTTTCTGCATCACGAATTAAAGCGTCAGCAAGCAAGTCGCCACGCTGTTGACCTAGTTGAGCACGTATCATGGCATTACCCATATTTTGGGCAGTACCGCCTCCTTGACCAACCATAGCGCCACGAATCCCACGTTGTTGGGAGTTTGCTAGGTTTTCTGCATTTGCTCCAGCGGCTAAAGCTTTTGCCCTTTCGCCACGCTGAATCATATCTGCTGCACCTAATTCACTTCCCATGACTCTTCCGGCTGCGCCGTACTCTGCTCCCCTCATGCCTTCAGCCGCACCATACTCAGCACCAAGGTTACCTCGGGCGGATGCAAGTTCACTTAAATATGTATCGCCAAACCTTTGCTCAAGCTCACGGTTCTGGTCTTTCATTAAACCAGGCATCCTGTCTAGCTCATCAAATTGACGATTCGCTAGTGCGGTTTGCATATCTACGGATCTACCTAGTGAATCAGCATAGCGTTCCGCATTATCAAGGACACCCCTCTGTAAACCGTACTCCATATCTCCCGACCTAGTGTTCAGGTCTTGAAGTTGTCGAGTTATATCTACGCCACGATCCCGGAACTCATTCATTTTGGACTCCATACGTCCATCATAAATGCTCTGCAGTCGATCTATTGCATTTTGATTCGTTGACTGTAACCCCTCAAGGGTAGGCTGAAAATCCCTCATTCGGTCGTCTGCTGACCCAATGTAGTTATTTATATTTTCACCCGTTGATTCTAGGTCACCAAGTAGTCTGTCCCCAGACTTTCTTAAATAGTCAGGAAATGGATCAAGGTAGTTGCCCTCTTGCTCGATTAAAAACTTCTCAACTTCCTCGGGTCTAGTAATATCAAAGAACTTACCCTTTCCTCGTGATAGCAAGGTAGATGCAAGTGCCATACGGTTTGACTCATTCTCCTTTGCCTCCAAAGAAGATACCTGTGCATTGTATGCGTCGAGCTGTGCCTGCTGTGCTTCTCGTGCTGCCTTTCCGGGATCAAGTAAGTTACCCGCTAAGTCCTTTACTGGTGCGGTAACCTTATCCTCAATAAAGTCTCCTGCCTGTCCAAATATATTGTTTTTTGCACCTGGTGTTACTTTCGCTAATGCACCACCAACAAAGGTTTTATTCTTGATTCCAAAGGTCTTATTCTCGTCGATACCTAGAGCATCATCCAAGATCTCCTTTTTAATACTTCTACCTACTTTATGTGCCATTATACAACCTTTACGTAGCTTACTTCAAACGGCACAAAACCCTTGCGCTCATAAAATTTAGATACCTTTTGATTCCAATGGTAATGTACCATGTGGATGCGATCGGCACCGTTCTCCTTGAACCAGTCCATTAACTTGTTAAATAGCTTGATCCCAATGGGCGTTCCTCGTTCTTCCTTCTTTACATACCAGAAGTCTTCAGATCCCCACATCTGATCCCTAGCCCACGGATGCTTACTCACACTCCCCGCAGCAGCACCAATAATCTCATCACCACGCTCCGCGATAAAGATCGCAGTAGGTATATCTTGTTCTAACCGTTGCTTGAAGTCTGCACAGAATCCATCAATAGATTTATGGTCAGATGTTTCTAGCTCCGGAATGTGCGAGTGGGTTTCACTCACAAATTCATCAAGAATAAGCTGACCGATATAAGGAAGCTCTGAAACCTTCGCGGGCCGTATAACTGTCTTAAGATGCGCCATGACGGGGTATTCCCGTCATACTAGGCGGACGGAGGCGTAGGAAAATCGTTGGGATTCTCGGAAGCCGGTAAGTCCCTTAATGCCTGACGATATGTAGCCCATTCTGCTTTCTTAGAGTCACTCAATGGTGCGTCCATGGTTTGCGTCCAATCACTTTTAGCTAAAATCGCATCGCGCTTAGCTTTTGAGTGACTGACATATGGTCTAGCCACTTCATGGATTGGTTTAATGTGATTATAGTATATAGGTGAATTATTCATATTAGAATGCCTCGTAGAATCCTGCATTGGAGAGTGTTGATGAATCGACGGCTAAGCTGGTTGTTTGAAGACTTGCGTATCCTCTAAATGAAGCGGTCGCCCTTAATGCTCCAGTTGCATCAGTGGTGTCAGTATGTATGCCATCAGCTTCTGGTAACTTATCTCCCGCAATAGTTGGCAACTCAATTAAGTTATTGATATACTCCTCAAGATTTCCACCTACTTCAGTTGCAAGTGTGTTATGATTCTCATAAGCCGCGAGCACATGACCAGGCAGTGTGGTAAATCGAATACCTTGTTGATAACCACCTCCGTGATTTATTTGACTGACTCCATCAATATTGGACGCATCAAATGTACCATGTATCCCAAGTGTATTATTAACTCCTCTGAAATATACAGCGGCGGCTTCACGAGGACCACTACCTGGTGCATAATCAGTAGGTTGTGCTACTAAGTTATTTCTAGCAAATGGACCAAAATTATTACCACTATTTGAGCCAGATCCGGTAATTGCAGCGCTTTTATAATATGTTCCCGGCCATCCGTTCGTATCAATGGTAAGGCTAGATCCATGGGTCAAAGTAGCTGCGCGCAAATTTCCAGCACAAACAATCCTTGGCACATCTGTATCGGCATAACCTCCGGAGCCTATATTATTGGTATTACCTGGGTCAATTTTACCTAAGCCAGATGTATAACTTCCTTTGCCTAGGAAAACTTGAATCGATGCACCATTTTGTGCCTTGAATATAGATTGTGGATATACATCTGCGTGGCTTCCATCAACCCAGAAGTCCCAACCCTTGGTGTCTGTAGCTCCTACTGCAGCATAACAAACTGCACCTTGGTAAACGGCGAATATACCATCACCAAAAATATTCGCGGTGGAGCGAAATCCAATATATCCACCCAACAGCATATATCTATTATGTACTGCAAATAAATGATTACATCCAGTGGTAGTAGCGGTGATCTGGAAGTCACGTATTGTAAGCGGACAACGACACTCTATGATTCCGTAGGTTCTATTTACCGCTACATCCCATTTTGTATAACCTCTCGATTGAGTGCCATTACCTGAGCCCACAAGTTCTATTTTGTGAAAAGTATGCTCTTGTCCTTGAGTAACTGATGTAAGGGTTTCCGTAACATCAGTTTCAAATACCGCATAAATGGAAATAGGTCTATTATCCATATGCGTAGCAATGTATTGCTCTACTGTTCCCCAGTTAGCAAACTTACCACTTACTATTTGTGAATTATTTGTAGCGTTAGTAGTTAATGTTCTAGCAGTGGTGAAATTAGTAGTGCCTGTTGTTGCGTTAATGTAAAAAGAAAGCATCAGTGGCTCTAGTGTTTGCGCATCTGCACCACTTCCCCCTACGCCACCAGTGGCAGAAATCGTAGTTCCTGAAATTGATATACCAGTACCAGCAGTGTATGTAGTATTGGTGTCTGTGTCAGTCCAAGGAACCTCAACAAACATCTTACCACTAGATAACTCAACGGGATACTTGTTGCCAGTCTCAGTATATCCAATCTTTACCAAACCTGCAGTACTTGAAGTTGCGGTTGAATAGGTGGTGTTGCTGTTACTCCAAGGTACATTGACAACTAATTGATCAGCAGAATTATGCTGTACTGCATAGGTTCTTGATGCTATACTTGTAACACTATTTGCGGCAATGTTTTGCTGTGTGCTGCTACCTATTTTACTTAAGCCAAGGCCGGTAGAACTAGCGGCACCATAGGTTGTATTGCTCCAAGGAACATTAACAACTGCTTGGTTCGCACTATTTAATTGTATTCCGTAAGTTCTGCTTGCGGTAGTTGAAACACTATTAGCGGCAACAGATTGGTCAGTATTACTAAATAGCTCAATACCGCCACGTACAGTACTGGTGGCAAGTGGAAGGCTGTAGTTATTTGCACCAGTTGCGATACCGGAAAGCTTTGATGTGTTGGTGCCAACCTCTCCAATAACCTCATTTACCTTTAGCCTAAGGTTTTCAAAGTTGGTATCGACATCATCATGCGACATCGGTACCCCCGAGCTGTTAGCCCGTAGCTTAATGCCACTACCGGTTGAATTTAAATTTGTACTTCCGTCGTTTGCTAATGTCTGTGCCATGTTACAATAATATTAGTGTTACAATTAAATTAGGTGCTAGATTTAAATAGGTCAAGCACCCATGTTAGAAAATTAAGCTCATAAAAGAGCTGGGATTAATTTAGAGTTCTTGTCGATGCCACTGATGGTTGCATTACCATCGATTGCAGTTGCTACGGCAGGAGGTAAATTTGTTTCCAGTGATTCATTTACCTGTCCTTTTATGTACTGGATCAACTCACCACTATCCTGTGTCATTGGTTGGTCATTAACATTTGCGTGAAGAATACTTGTACCATCATCACGGAAGATTCTAGCACCAGAAATTACCAGTGGAGTGCTTCCAGTGTTCTGTAATTTGATGTCAGCTATGGCAGTGTTGACTCGATAGTTCATGTGATCAATCGCATCAATTGCACCAAACCATTCCTCAATGCCAGTAGAGGTGGTTGTTTGTTTTACATAAAAAGCGTAGAACTCCCTGACATCCGCGATCCCATCTCCATCTGAAATGTCGATTTCTACATTTGGATAATCAGCGGAAAGGGTAGTCAGATTGTCTGCATTAATTCCGTTGTCGTTGTAGATAGTATCTGCCTGTTGGTCTGCCTGGAAACTAATCCCTACACTCGTTGCAATACCAAATGCCTCGTAAGGAAGGAATGCTCCTGTCCCTGCTTGGCAAGTGATCCGTAGACGAATGTTGTCACCCACGCTCACTTCTTGTCCTGTGTAAGTGCCAGAGGAGGTCACCTTATCTCCTGCCGTTCCTGCAACCACAAGGTTTTCAACCTCCCCCTTCCTTGGTGCAGTAAGGTTGTATAATTGCAGAGTTGCAGTTGCCTCAACATTCGTAACCTCCCACGGAAGCACTGTATTTTGCCCATAAGAACCAATGACTTCTGCATTATTGCTCAATGTGACTGTTCCAGTGGTCTGGATATTTCCCACGAAACTGGATGCCTTAATGGTGATTGTAGTGCCATTAAATGCAAATGCAGAAGCAGAGTCCGTTACACTTCCGTCAACCACTACATCGTAAGAGCCCGCATTAATGGAGTTACCAGAACGAGAAACAATATTTTCTGTGTAAGTTCCTAAATTGTCTTCAAGAAATGAACTCGCCCTGTCATAGAATCTTTCTGGAGATGAGATTTCCGTGTATCCATCCACTACTGATTTATTTGGCTCAGTTATATTTATGTCTGAAGACAGAGGCACAAAATCCTTAGTGTCTTCGTCTATAATTAAGGTGTCTGATCTTAACAGGAAACCATATTTAAAAACTAACCTTGTGTGGGTGGCCCTAACAGTGCGAGTAATTCCCGAAAAAGTACCATTCTGTAAACAAATATCTCCATCATAGTTAAATAAGTGTGAATTAATCAAACCGCTTGAGTCAGTAAGTTGTTTATTAACCACAACATCACCCTGCTCGTCCGTAATATAAACTCTCGCATCTTGTAGGGGTGCAAGGGAAGTATCTTGCACCTTGAAATTATAACGAAATGCAAGAGTCGTAGTGTCGGATGCATCATAATTGGATGCCCTTAATACTGTAAAATCTGGGTTTACAAAAGTGACATCAACTCCCGCATTTCCAAGATTTGGGATAAGGTGGTTGGTATTAGCATCCACTTCTATGTCCTTTAAAATTATAGGAGTTGTGAAAGGTTGAATAGCAAAGTTACACCCTTCAATTCTAGTCCCACTAAGATCAGATGTGTTTACATTCTGTAATTTTATTCCAACCGCATTGGTGTGGTGTACCCTGCATTTTATGAATGAATAAATTGCGGAACTTGCCCCAGTTGTTTGCACTCCATCCTCTATTTCTACTTCAGCATCTTGCATGTAAATAGGAGAGGTGGGACTCCTTCGGATTCTACCAAAGTTTTGACTAGGGGCCGTTACCTTAAAGTAACCACCATAAACATACAAACCCCCTCCATTATCTAGTCGAAACCTATCTCGTGTGTTAGCTGAACAAGAGTAAGTGAAGCAACTTGTGTTCTGAGCTTTACTATTAGCATCAAGCTGACCGCATTGCAATTTTGCGTTAGCACCATTTATTATTAGAAAATCGGCATATACATTAATGTATTCATCTGTGATTTTCCATGTAGAATCGGTAAGATTATCACCTATAGAAATTTCAGCTTTAAACTTAAAAATTGGACTAGAGTTGCCATCTCCACTTAGTTTTTCGGCCGTTCCAACACTTGGGTCTCCGTCAATAGCAGTTTTAATTCCATCGCTCGTAATGTCTGTGCCTGTGCAAACAAGTCTTCCATTTGTTACAGTGTAAGTTGCCATTTATGCGTAATCCTTTGTGATTGATGAGACATTACCATCCCCATCGTATGCTATTGTTTGTGTGAGGATGGTTGTATCATCACCATACTTCACCACGACCTGTGTGAGGTTGCCGTTTGTATAGGTGAATGTCTTGGTCTCAAGTAAATCTCCTCCATTACTTGTGTACTTGGATTGCCCGGTAAGCACACCATTTGTATAGGTGTTGGTGGTGTATGAGTCTGCGTTACCCGTGGCTAGTGTTACAATATTATTGGACGCACCACGAACATACAACTTTGCATCCGCAGAGTTGATTGCGATTTCATTCGCCGCAAGGTCGGTAGTGTCGGGGACTAACCCCCGAACACTTGACCTCTTTGGAAGAATCTTAGCCAATGTTAGGAGTAGGTTCCACCATCAACTGTTTGACCAGCTAGGTCGAGAGCAGCAGTTGAGGAAAACCCAACAACAAATCCGGCATCAGCTGAACCAGTAACTGAAATATCAGCACCACTGTCTGCGTGAGATACTGCGGAGTTGGTGTTATCAATCTTGTCCCAACTTGTACCATTGTAGACAACTGAGTCATCAACATTAACAAAGAAAGCGGCAGTATCAGCTGCGCCATTCTTTTTTACATACCCTGCAGTGTCAATTTTGTAGTAGTCACCATTCTTTGGGGTTGCTGGAAGCTCAGTAGCGGAGGCGGCAGTTGCAGTAGATGCCTGTGCATTACCGGACTGAACACCTCTGTATGCAAAAGCAGAAGTTAATGCGGAAGTGATCTTTGAGTCAACTGCTGCATCATCAACGAATTTGATTACGGATGTGCCATTACCAACAAACAATTCCTTGTCTGCAGTGTTACAGGAGATTTCTCCGAGCGTTGTAGGTGCGGATCCACCAGTGGTGGTTTTCCGTTTAATTCTTATAGTAGCCATTTTATTGTGTGTTTTGTGATTAGTTTAGGAGAATACGCCTCCATCAATTTCTGTTTCTAAAGCTGTAACCCTGTCAATTGTTGTAGTTAGGGTGCCACCAAGGTAATTTAATGCATCTTCTACTGTGTGAATATGCGGAGGAAAAATAAGACCGGTGTTTGTCCAGTTGGTAGTCTCCATATTCTGAACATAGGGCAAGGCACTCCATCGGCTTACACCATCCCCAATCTTAAATTTACGTACTGAAGTATCTACGGAAGGCTCCGCATCCATAAGAATTGGATCAGCGGCAGCCCATTCAGCCGTAGTTCCCTTGCGGAAACTTATCCTAGCAGTTACATGTCTACTTGGTTGCGGCATTATGTTACAATAGTTTTCGTGTTACAATGTTTCAAGTTGTTTCTTGAGTGATTGATTATCTATTTCCAATGAAACTATTCTATCTTTCATTCTGTCAAGATTCTCCCGCACCTCGATCCACCACTCTTTCATGTCGTTAGGTACGGTATCTTCCTCGGGAAACCTAATTTCCGTATCCTGGGCAAAACTTCTGATTACTGGATCACTCATCCTTGATTATATGTTTGAGTGGCTGACCTGCTATCAATTCCACTAACTTCAAATGTTCTGCCAACTATTTTTATGGGATTATTTGTCACCACTGGTGATGCAGTCGAGAAAAACTCTTCTTGTCTTTCGATATATCCCTCTTCCGAAAAGACTTCGTCTGAATATTCAAGCTCAGGAGTTACAATTATTTCATCCCTTATATAAGGAGCCCGTACATACATTGGTATTACATTTTCATCCACCAAGTTATTTAGCTCCACATAGTCAAGTTCCTTACCATCGACTACTTCCATCGTTTCAATTTGCTCCGTTCCCTGAGGTGCGGAGCTTGTGCTTATCTTAACCCTTAGTGGGGTTGTTCCGTACTTACTGGATAGCTCAAGCTGATAAGACCTCACCTCCTTGTCTGAAAAGGAATCGCCAAAATCAATTAGTCCACTCTTAAGCCTAGACTCATAACCAAAGCCTAACCTATTATATACTCTATAGGGTTCTCGCTCACCAACCGCTGGAGGGCCATATCCATACCTTACCAAGACACCTCCATAATTATAGTCATCCCTATATTGGGTGCCAGGATAAATAAACTCACCATCATTAGCTTGATGGATGCCCATAATGAACCAAGCCTCCTCGGGACCCACCCTATTGTGCTTTGGTCGCCTAATGTATGAGGATGCCGTAAAGGATGCATCTATAGTTGAGAGCGTGTTACTTATGTAGTCATAAGCAATTGTTCCCCATGCTAATTTGGGCTGAGGCTGAGATGTTACATTTAGACCCCAGTACTCCTGATCTCCCGTTATATTTTTATCATCAGCATAGACCCCAAAGCCTAATGCATATTCAAAATTTGAGTCTGAATAAATAACTTCCCCCGATTGATCCACATACTCACCTTTTCCGTTCTTAAGTAATCCAAGGGGGCAATTAATGAATATTTCACGAGTTATTGGATTATCTACTGCGTAAATATACTCAGATAATTCTGGCGGAACGGACTGCCAAAACGGTGGTCCAATCTCAAACATACTAATCGGCTTTGGCTCAGTAGATGATCTAGTAATTGAGTAAATCCCACTATTGCCCATGAATATATGTTGCTTTCCATCTACATCAATAATCGTGTGCCTAAAGTCAGCTACCCTTCCGCCCTTGTACCTAGGTTCAATCGCAAATGGAACTTCCGGACTATTTGTTCTTGATATAAAAAAGAACCCTGAATCCCGGTAAACAACTAATTTATCCGCAAGCTCCTTCATTTTTAATATCCTTGAGCCATCTTGCGAAAACTCGCGGAAGGCAGCAGGTGACCTCAATTGCTCCGCATAGGGTCGAAGGACGACCGTGTAATTACCAGCAACAAACGGAAGTGCCGTTTCAGGATTTTGCAACACTAGGTCATCTTGATTACTATCTACAAGTAGGTAGTCACTAGAAATATTAAAGTACTCATACTCCTGGTCATCTATAGTTCCGTATAACCTGTCCGCCCCATAGTCTATTGCGTAAAACGCAGTAGGGTCTTGAGGGTCTTTTGCGTATGCATCATCTGTTGACGAACTATTACTTCCTTGGCTAAGAAATATTCCACTTACTAATAAGGAGTTTGTTTTTTCATCTACTGACTTAATTGTTGGAACAGGTTCTACCATATTTAAGGTATATGCCTCATCTCCCTGAAAGGTTCCTTGATTGTAAAATTGGTACATACTCCCCGGTGTGCCAACCTTGTAATTATAATCAAAGGTAAATTGATACTGCCCACCTTGCTTTACAGTTAACGTGCCAGGTAAACCACCTGACTCCATAACCACAGAGCTGCCCGCAATAATGCCTGAGTTAAATAACTTCGGTTCTCCTTCTGCGGAATAAACCATTCGGTACTGATACCTTTGTGTCCTTACTACGCCAGACTGAAATAAAATATTATCCTCAAGTGAGCCATACGGATCAGCACTCTCAAATAAATCCCTATATCCCGATACTATAACAGTTAGGTCTGCACAAAATAATCTATCTTGAAACACTCCAATTGTCCCGCACGACACAACGCCGTTCTCCCTTAAGCCATAAAGTGGTTCAGCTACACCCCACTCGCTCTTGTACACAACAGGGAGATCAACTCCATTATTTATAATAATATGGTTTTGTACATCTACGATCTCCCACCTATAGGCACCTCCCTCAAATGGGTCTAGCAACCTTCCGTTTTCAT